ATGTATGACACGCAATTTCGTGCGCTTGCCGCCTCCAACGTGCTTATGTGGTTGGCGATTGGTTTCGGAGCCTTGCCCTGGTGGCTTGGCGCTACTGAAGCCCTTGACTGGATCGTTGCCGCTGGAATGTCGGCGGCTTTGATCTCGGTCAGCTTGATCCTCTCCGGCTGCGTCACCCGGTTCAGTGAAGCAACGGAGCACAAGCACTACCTCACCGCCGGCCTGACGATCGGCCTCGGACTGGTGCTGGTGATGATCGAAGCGGCCATGACCCACCAAGGTCTGGCATGGATCGACGCCCGCAAGGATCTGGCCCCCGATTGGGCCTTGTGGGTTGCCAGCTTCGGCCTCTCGGCCTTTAATGTTTTCTCGCTCTACACTTTCGCGAGAGACATGAAACGGAAGCCGGTTACCAACCCAGCCCGGATGCTTGCCGAGCTGCGGTGGAAAGACAAGAAAGCAGCCTAGACAGAAGCCCCCGCCCTAACCGGCGGGGGTTTTTGCGTTTAGTCAACCACTTCGTAATTGCCCGAGATATGGATTGTGATGGCCGTTGCAGTCGGGAAACTACCAACGCCAGCCTGTACGCCAGGCAAGGCGTCACGGAAGCGCCAGATGTAGATGATGCCCGTTGTGTCGATGTAGGCGCCAAGCGCATTGTCACTTGAGCCGCCAAGGACGTCGATATTGTCAGCACGGCCAAGCGCACAAGGCGTTTCCTGTACCGGCAGGTAGGGCAGGCTCCCGACCGTGATGCCAAGCGCGCCGCTGGCCGTGCCGTTGGTCGGGGTGAACGCCAGCAGCATGTTGAAAAAGTAACGCCCGCCGATCCTCTCGCCCCTGAATGTCTGCTGCGTGTACACAAACGAGCTGGTCCCCGGCGTGGCGTAAGCAACCGTTGCCGTCAGCGCGTTCTCATCGCCGTATTCGATAAGCTTTGGCGTTCTGTCAAATGCGGTTGTCGATCCGCGATAGACTGCAAAGGCCGATATCGTGTTGAGCGCTGCAGCGAGAGGCACAATCTGTGTCGCGCCATAGAGCGTGTACTTGCCAGGGTCTTCAAATATGTCAGCCGAGGGAGCCGTCGCCATGTTGACGACATGCAGGTAGAAGTTCTGGATCTGAACCGTGCCGGTCGTGCCTTCATAACCGATGATGTTGGTGGCCGATGTCTGCGACCACGAGTCGATACGCGCCCGGAAGCCTTGAATGGCATACGCGCCAGAGCCAGCGCGGAACAGTATCGGCTGGTCGGGGTTGTTCTCGTCCTGGAACTCGTAGTCGAAGCCGTCAGGCGTGCCGTTCGGCAGGTCGAAGATGATCGACGGCGAGCCGTAGGTCAGGTGATAGCAGGTGCGGCCAAAGATCGAGAACGCGCCACCGATCAGCATTGACGGGCCGGTCTTGTTGCGTGCGTAGCCTGCCGTGAACGTGCCGTATGCCGTGCTGTTGATGCCCGAAAGTTGGAACGTACCGGCGCCGAGGTTGATGTTGGCGATGGTCTGCACCGTGCCGACAAGTTCAGTCATCCCGGCGATGTCGAGGAAGATCGGGTCGCCATTGGTCAGCCCGCTTGCCGTCAGCTCTGCCGATGAAACAGTCACGACAGCAGGGTTGGCCTTCGTGATGCTGGTGATGGGCATGGCGATGACGCTGTTGCGCGTCACGCGATGCTGCGCATAGAAGTGCAGGATGTTCGAATGATTGCCGCTCGCCACGGTTGGCAGGTTGCCAAAGTCGCTTGTCAGCGCAGCGCCAAACTGGTCAACCCAGCTTTGCATATTGCGTATGCAGGCATACGAAACAGCCGTCAGCGAGCGGTGCTGGTTATCGAAGCTGCAGTTAACAAGCGACTCGGTTTCCGACGCAAAGTTGAGCGTGCCAGCCTGCGAGAAAAACCCCTGCGTGCGAACATCTGACATGCGCGCATCGGGCGCGATGGGAGCGGTGGAGCCGTCAAAGCTGCGGCCGTAGTAAATGCCGACCGCAGGCGAATTGGTCTGGTCGCCATAGACTTCAAAGTTCTCGATAATTGGCGCGTTCATCCCAGCAAGGCAGAGCGCGATCTTTCCCGTGGCCGTGGAGTAGATGCCGCCGTTGCCGATCCTGGCATCAGGTTGGCGCAGGTTGAAGATGTGGACCGGGCGCGAGCAGAAATACTGGATGCCTTCGAAATCCACAGCCGCATCAAATGCGTGGCGCGAGGCGTTCCACGAATAGCGCAGGTAATTGAACGCGGCCATGATTGCGGCCGAGTTGTCAGACGCCGCCAAGGTCGCGCCAAACATGCGCGGGGAGACGGAGCCCGTGATCTGCCGCACCAGCGATCCATCGGAACCGGTAAGCGATCCGCCTGCGCGCAGCTTGTAGACGCCCTGGCGCGGGTCACGCAGGATGGACAGCGTGAAGCCGGTCGTGCCGGTGATGTCTACTATGTTGGTCCCCGAAAGCGCATCCTCGCACGTCGGGTGCAGCGTGATGGTGTTGTCGTCATACCAGCGCAGGTAATAGACGGTCGTGTTGGCCGTCAGCCCGTCGCCGCCGCTGACAATGCCGCCTTCGCCGGTCCATCGCCCGTGCGCCGTCCACGTAAGTCGGTTTGTTGCCGTGTTGATGTCACCAGAAGCAAACGCCTTGCTTGTGACAACCATCGTGCTGGACAGGTTGGAACTGTTCCAGCGATAGCCGCCCGCAACATCAGGAACAAGTTCAACCGTCGTCTCATTCGTCGGCGTCACGGTCAGAAGGTCAGCGCTTCCCGTGTTTGGGGACGCATTCAGGTCACTGAAAACCAGCGCCCCGTTGCGATCCCTGATCACGATGGAATAGGACGTTACGTTGATGACAATCGTGCCGGGGCTTCCATTCTGTGACGGATACCCTGCCAGCGTGCGGATTGGCTGCGCAGCCGGCACCGTCAACGCCTCATCCCAATAAACCGAAATGGGCGAGACTTCCGGGTTGATCCCCGCCGTGCCGAGATAGATATACCCCGCGTCCAGCGGATCGCCGGATCGATCAAAGAACACGGTAAAAGGGGCGGCGACTTCAATGCTCATTCTGTTGCCTCACGTCCCATGCCGGATTGATAGGGGCGGGTTGGTTGGGTTATGGCGTTTGTTGTTTTGTTGGTTAAAGTCTTGTAGGCGGCATAAGCTGCAGGCGTCGTCACCGCATTGGCAATAATCCGCGCCTGCGTATCGTTAAGCGCCCTTCCAGCCTTGGCCTTTTCAATCAAGTTAAGCGCATCCGTTGCCGACTGACCTCGAAGCTGCGTCAGCACCGTGGCGATATCATCGTAAATCCCCATTCGACGCATAGCATCAGCTTCGGGAGTGCGACCCGTAATGCTTTGAAAGATTTGTTGAGAGGCGTTGATTGGCTTACCGCGAAGGACCGCCCCCAGAACAGGCGTCTCAATGCGTTCCTTAATGCGCTGTTCCCCGGCCTGCCGTTGGTAGGTTTTGCTGTTAGTCGCTACGGCCGCAGTCAGTTCGATGCCGGTCGCCTGTTCGTCCAGCACCTTGTAAAACTCATCCGCATCCGCATCGCCAAGCAGCTCGCGAATTTTGCTTGTATTGTTCCGGCTTCTAAGAATGGAAAGACCTGCCTGAAGTTCTCCAAGAGCTGTATTCGGATTAGCCGCGGAAACGCGCATATTCCCAAGCGTATAATCAAGACCAGAACGCAAGCCGGTTTTCATTGACTCACGTACCGCTGGCGTCTGGCCAGACAACATATCCTTTATTTCTTTGACGGTTGTGGACGGGTTTAACAGATTGAAACCGATTTCCGCCGCTTGCACTTCCTCGATCGTGTCCCGCGCCAGGCCAAGGGCTGCGCGGTATTCCGGCACCTGATCCATGACCAGCTTGCGGATCTCGCGGGCATTCTTCGCGGCGAGCGATTGCACTTCGCTCTTGCCGCCCATGACGCCCGCAGGCGATCCATACGCCATCTCGTTCAGGCCGCGTGTGATAAGGTCCCATTGCTCGACGTTCGGCAATTCCTCAAAGCTGATCGTGCCGTCTGCGTTCTGAGTAAATTTGATCTGCGGCGCGCGTGCGCCAGGGTCCATTGATCGGATCTTGTTGGCGTAGTTCAGCGCCTCGGCAGGGATAAACTGTTGCCAGTTTTCCAACTGCCTGCCGGCAAGCGTTGAGTAATTAAGAGGCGCACTATATGCGGCATCGTACATTTGCTGGCGTGCGGTCGATGACGCCTGCCGGATGGCTCCGGTTGCATCCACAATGTCCTGCGGTTGGCCAAGGAAACGATTGAACGCTCCACGCAGTTCCTGTTCGCCGCGAAGATTGCGGGCAAGCAAAGCCTGCCGCGTTTTCTCGCCGCCTCCTCCTGCCGCCATAGCAAAGTCCAGAAGGTTTTTCGTGCCTTGCGTTGCGTCTGCCAACATCGACGTACTTCCGGAACGCTGAAGCGATGCTCTGGCTGTTGGAATGTCTCCAGCATCAATTGACGCCATGATTTCTGCGGCTGCTGCTTTTGAGATGCCGAGGGTTTTAGCCATCTCGTCTAAAGGCTTGTTTCGAAACGCCAGAAAGATGTTCTTAACGCCAGCTTCAAAAGGCCTTGCAAGCAGGCCAAGCGTTCCGCCAAAAACCCCACCAATAACGCCGCCGGTAACCCCAGACGGCATCCGCTCCTGCAAATTACCCTCGCCAGCGCCAAGGCCGGAAACAAATCCCTCCCCCATGCCAGCGCCAAGGCCAGCAATGGCAAGCCCAAGAGGTGACGCTTGTGCTGCTCTTGCCGCAGTCTGGAGTGGAACAAGCGGAGCTGTAAGAGCGGCAAGACCGCCTCCCATTGCGAGCTGCGCTGCAACATCATAGCCCGGTTCCTGCTCGCGCATTGCGCTCTGCATTTCTCGAGCTGCTGTTGTCGCCTTTTCAGAACCGAGCACTCCGCCGACAAGTTCGTCCACGGATGTCCCGCCAAAAGGAATGGCCTGCACGCCAGACAGCACGCCAGCAAGCATTGGGTCCTGTGCAATCATTTGCTTCTGAACGGCTGCGCGCCTTTCAGGTGGCAGCATACCTGCCGCTCCTGTGCCGTATTCGATCGCCCCGACTGTTGTCTTGGGCTCTTCGCCACCCAGAATGCGCTGGATTTCTTCTTGGTTGCTGATGCTGCCGCCAGCGTCTGCGTAGAAAAGTTTTCCGCTTTGATCTTTGTAGACATAGCCATTCTTAGACGGGATTGGCTTGACGACTTGCATGCCCATCTGAAGGGCGCGCTCGTGAAAAGAACCTTTAGGCGCTTCAGCGCCAGCCTGTTCTTGCGCGTCAAGCTTGGCCCGCGCCAAGCGCATTCGGCGCGAAAGCTCTGCGCGCTCGCGGTCTTCGTCCGTAATTTGCGGTTCCTGCGGCGGCATTAATCATACCCTCGCTCAGTCAGGACGGCAGACAAGGCGTCGCGTTGTTCCTTGTTCAACTTAGAAAGATCCTGACGGAGAAGCGTGCGATCATCCATCCCCTTGAAGTCGATGGTGGCGGGCTGGTTCTTGCCCTCAATGGCGTTGATAAAGTCTTGCTCTGTCCAGTTTTTGCCGGTCTTCGTGCTGAATTGAAAGCCTTGCAAGCTTCCGGCGTTCTTGGGGTCCTCAACATAAGCAATCGCGCGCCGAATATCTTCGTTAGCTGCCTGAATTTGTGTGAGCATCCGCTTGGCGCGTTTGATGTTTTCTGATGCCGGAAGCGTTTGGTTAAACGCCCTGTTGACAAGGTTCGCACCTTCTTTTTCGCCAAACTGGCCGCCAAGGATAAGCTTCAGGTTTGCGCTTGCAACGTCCTGAATAGTTTCTTTGGTCGCCAATAGATCGGGAGAGACGACAGCAAGCGCCGCATCTGGAAGCCAGCCAATGTATGGCCCCGTCAATTGTGGATTTGCTTCAAGTGTTGCGATCGCGCCAGCAAGCTTGTCCATCTTTGCAATGTCGTTCGTAGCGCCGCCCGTGATGAACGGAAGCATGGTTTCTTCAGCAAACTTCTTATCCAGCGCCTTTTGCAATTCAGAGAGCGGCTTGCCTTCGCCGCCGACAATGACGGTTGTTCCCGGCGCCGGCGGCGGCAGCATCTTCCTCTGAAATGCCGCGATGTACTCAGGCGACCCCGGAGGTCCAAACGTCAGCGCATACGCCCGCGCCGTCTGCGTGGCCTCGGTTTCCTTCTCGCCCTGCATCGCTTGGATGTTTTCCAACGCCGCTTTGAACTCGCCGGTTGCTGGCTCGGCATCCAGAGCGCCTAAAGTTAAAGATGCTTCAACAAATGCCCGACCGTCTTCCGTATTGAGATTGTCAATAAACACCTGAAGAGCATCGGCCCCTGGTTTATCGCCAGCATTTAACAATGCGTCGCGCTGTTTTTCAAAGTCAGCCTTGGCGATATCGGGTTGATTTAGTCGCAAAGCCGATAGCGGCCTCATCAAGTTTCCGAACGAAGCGGTTTTCTGTTCTTTGGTCTGATTAGACAGCATCTGGTCGCCAAACGTTCCGACCTCTTTGTTTACGGCGTAAACCTTGGCCACAAGGTCAGGCGTGACTGTTTTGTTTTTCACAGCGGCAAATAAATCAGCCATCGCCGATTGCCCCAGCTCGGCGTTTCTCGTCTCCTGCTGCAGCTTTGCGGCCCTTGCCTGCGCCTCTTGCATCTGCGCCTGAAACAACTGGCTCTGTTGCGCGTCCTGCTGGACCTGTCGAACGTCCTGCCGTTCCTGCTGCAGCATCTGCGCCCCGACGCCGTAGCCTTGCAGCGCGGCCTGGAACGGGTTGATGACGTCCATCTGATAGTTCACGGCCATCAGAACGACCCTCCGGGGTTAGTCATATACGGATCAGTGAACTGGCCCGGATAAGCGCCCCTTGCCACGTCGGGAACCGGGTTAGACATGCCCATACCGCCGAACATCCCCCGCCCCGCAGCGAAGCCGATCGATCCCGCGATGTTGCCGAACATGTTCGCGTTGGCCTGACCTCGCGCGAGTGCGCTGCCGGCCAGTGCCTCGCCGCGCTGCGTGAAGAGGTTGCTCATATTGTTTGCGAACGTCTGCGCGCCCGCGGCTTGATTGCCAGCCGATGCCTGGCCCAACTGCGTCAGGCCGCCGAGGCGCTGGTATTGCTGGTTGATTAGCGAGGACAGCACCTCTGGGCGGAACTTGGCGAGGGAGGCCTGCACGTTCCCACCACGAAGCCCGCCCGTGGCTGCGGCGTTCTGCAGGATTGCTTCCTCGCCCTGCCGGGTCATGGCCGCAAACTCTGGCCCCATCTCGATCGCCTGGATGGCGCGCTGCTGCGCCTCTGGTCCGTTGTTTCCTACCAGGTCAAGCTGACGCGCCAGAGCGCCGCCGCCTGCCTCCACGTAAGGCCGGAAGAGCGCCTGAATGCTATCAAACTGCCGGCGCTGCTCGGCCATGCTCTCGCTGGTCGCTTGCGTCTGCGCAGCGGCTGCGGTCTTGGCGGCGGACTTCTGGGCCTTAGAGGATAGGGCGCCGCCAATGACGGCGGAACCGATCATGGCAATAGCAGGCCACATCAGTCATACCCCTCTTGCTCGATCTCTTCCCACGATTTGCAGACCCTCGCCGCCGCGCAGGCAAATTCGTGCTCTTCGCAATAGCCCCGCACCCCGCCCGCCTCGTCATAGGGCGTCACGGGGATCGCTTCCAGCATCTCCTGCGTATCCTCGCACGCCTTCCAGTATTCGCAATTCCCGCACATCCTGCGCCGGGCCTCGGCTTCCTCGATGCCCCATGCCTTGCCCATTTTGGCATAGAATGGCTTGTTCGAGCCCTTCGCCAGGCTGGGCGCTTCCGGCCCATATCCCCACTCTTCCACGGCCATTTCCCGGTTGACCGTGTTCTGACGCGGGGTCAGCTCAACTTCCGGCAGGCCGCCCAACTCGCCTAAACGCTTGGCGAAGTCTTCAAACATCAGGAAATCTCCCGCCCAGACACCCGCATGGTTAGCGAAGTTGCCGCCCCTGCGATAGTGGAGATGAACCCGCCCGCCTCAAGAACCTGCCCGACCAGCTCCGGGCATAGATACGTCTCGTCCGGAACAATGGTCCGGTTGTCGATGATCAGGTTGGACGCGCCGGCCGATCCGCTGACCGTGACGAGGTTAACCGACAGTGTGACGTTGCTGGCGCTGGTGTTTGTCACCGTCGCCTTGTCGATAATCGCGCGAACGTTCGTCGCCGTGTATTGCGCCGTCTGGGCATTCTCAAGCTGCTTTGGCGGGACCAGAACCCTTGCTGTAACGGCCATGCGTCAGTCTCCAATATTGTTCGTTACAGTCACGATTACGCTAGGGACCGCCGGTGCCGGCGCAGCGGCAGTGAACCGCTTGATCTCGACCGCTGTATCATCCACCGACCATCTATACTCTATGTAATCGCCAGCCTTAAGCCGGAACACGTAATTCCACGCCGCGACCTGTTCCGAATTGTTTCCCTCAAGCCTCATGCGGGTTGCGCTCTCGGCGACGTCCGTTCCGTTCTTGCGATACCAGAGATAAAACAGCCCCTTGCCGCCCGTGGTCTTGTCTAGCTGGATGCTATGCTGGAAGTTATACAGCCCATTCTGATCAACCGTGATCTGCGTCCCGGACAGGTAGACGCCAAAAGACAGGTCCGTGTTGGACAGGCTCACCGTGTAAGCCGTGTTGATCACAGCAGCGTTCTGCGTGTTGGTATCGTAGAACGTCCCGTAAGCCCTGCGCGGCGCTGGTATGATTGGCGGGGCAAGGGCCAGCCCCTGTACGGTATCGGACATGCGCGCCAACTGGTCCAGCGCCGCTTGCGCAAGGGCCGTGGCCGTATCGGCTTGCACCACACGCTGCGTTAGTTCACCCGCAATCGCCGTCAGCACCTCGGCCTGATCCTGCGCCGCGCCTAGCGCCAGCGTGTTGGCCTCGATTGCCGCACTAAGCGTCTCGATATCGGCCGGCGTCAGCTCGCCAGCCACGCGAAACAGCCGCTCAATGGCGCGGATGGCTTCCGGATCGTTGCCGACAAAGGCGGCGATCTGGTTCCTGGTCAAAGCTTTGGGATCTGCCATTTACCAGGCCAGCGGCTCCAGCCGCGCCTCCAGCCGTGCGAAACTTAGGAAGGCGTCAGACGTCCCGCTAAAGCGTTGCAGCCGCCAGTTGCGGAACGCGCCCTGCTGCATCCACACCAGCCGCTTGGAGCGGTCCCCGATCTTGCCGGCGCGGATAAATTTCTGCTGGCTGTAGGTCACCCCGTCCTGGCTGTAGGACGTCGATATCTGCGGATCCGCACCCAGCGCGACGCGACCCGTCAGCGCGACCAGCTCAAGGTCGTGAACCACCACGCCCCGGCTTTCGTTGTAGATAATCTGCGTTTGGAAATTCCAGCCGACCGTCTCGCCCCAATGGGTTGCGATATCGTCCACGAGATAGCCAAAGGCGCTGGACTGCGTGTCGCCCGTGTTCCATCGGTTATAAGCGTAGACAAGACGGCTTGAGCGGTAAGCGCTTGTCCCGTCCAGGCTGGATGACAGGCAATACCAGACCGGCTGCTGCGCCCCGGCGCTGCTGGCCCCGTCATAGACAAGACACTTGTCTGGCAGGTGGATCAGAAGCTGGCGATGGTCGCGATCCGTGCGGGTTTCCATGAAGGCCAGCGCAAGCTGCGCCTCGGTGTAACCCGACAGCACAATGTCTATCTCGCGCGTGCTGATCTTCTGCGAATTGCCGTTTGCGCCCAGCCAGACCGCAATCCCTTCGCCCATTCCGCCACCAATAAACGCGATCTGGTCGAGATATGCGCAGTTTGCGTTAACGCCGACGCTGCCGCGCGTGATCTGCGCGCCGGCAATTCTCTCAAACGGAAAACCGGACGTTCCGACGTTCTGAAACACCTCGCACGTATGCCGGTTGACGGCATAAACCTCATTTCGCAGCTTGATCAGCCCTACAACCGGGTCCGGATCGATCTCTGACGAGCCATATTTAAGAGGATCGACGGCAAACGGGTTGTTTAGTTCTGTGATGACGAGGCTTTCCCCGTCGGTCGTCATGAAATACCCATCGACCCAAACGACATCAACCACTGTCCCCAGATCCGGGTCCGTCACCTGCGCGAGCGTCGTGCCGTCATAGAGATACAGCCCGCCATTGGCAGCAATCGCGAGGTAATCGAAGCTGTAGACCATGATAACGCGGTCAGTGCCGGGTATCGTATCAATGACAGTCACCGCGCCAGCTTCTGAAATGCTGACGAAACTGGCCCCCATTACCCGGTAAAGCGTCCCGTTCCACTCGATGCCGCCGCGATCAAGGCCAGGCCCCGTCCCGTTGCTCACGATGCCGTCTGCCGGCCGCAGGTATCCGTTGCTGATGCCTTGGCTCTGCACCACGGGGACCATGTTCAGCGGATAGGACACGCGAAAGTCTGCGTTTCCGTCGCTGTAGGCGCCGCTGAGTATTGGGATTTGCATGGCTCCTCCCTACGTCGTCGCGCGCTGCAAGGCGGCATCAGCTAGCGCGGTGTTGAAGATGGCGGCGCGTCGGATGTAGTTCCAGCTGTGGCCGCTGTTCGTAGTGTTGACGCCGAAATTGATTTGGCTCGGCGCGGCTGGGACCGCAGCGGATACATCTTCCGTGCCGAGAGTGCCGGTCTGGGCGCACTGCACGCTGTTGAGCGAAAATCTACCGGCTATCTTATAAACGGTGTTTGTGGCTATGGCCCCCGCCACAGTAACCAAGGCGGTATTTACTGCTGCGGCAGTCTGCACAGCGCGAGCAATGGGGCCGATTGAGATTTGCAGACTGACGCGCTCACTGTCGGTCCCATTACTGATGTGCAGGATGTTTTCCGCCGATCCGCCCAGAGTTACTGCGTCCACAACCCGAAAGATTTCCCCCCACGCCGAAAGCGGATACGCCCCTCCAAGACTTGAGACGGTCAGCGCGTCCGTGTTGCGGGTTACGCTTGCGCCTGCTGTCGGTATCCAGCTCGACGCAAACTGGCCCTCCTCCAACTGCACGTTGGTTACTGATCCGGTCACGGTCAGCGTCAGCGAGCCCGCTGTAGGAATAAAGGCCAGCGTTACGCGGTTGTTGATGCCCGTGCCGACGAGCGGGCCTGCCGTTGATGTCCCCGTGAGGGTGATGGTTCCGGTTCCCCGGAAGCTCAGTGTGTGAGCGACAGCGGCGACGGTGATGCTCTGCGTGACGCCCGTGGCAGAGTTAAGGAACAGGTTAGTCCGCGCGCCTTCGATCAGAATGCCGCGATCTGTGCGGCGTAGCTCTCCCGAAGCAAATTGAATGATGTTACCTGCCAGGTCTTCCGCAGTGCCGACAGTGGCGCGCGTGAAACTGTAGCCGGGGGTAGCCGTCACCGCCCCCACATCCACGCCGTTGAACATCGCGCGGTTGTTCTGGAAATCCCAATAATGCAGCGGCGCCGTGCCAAGTTGGGCGGTCGCAATACTCAGAAGGGACCGCCCTCCGCTTCGACTGCGCGACCTGTCCCGACTGCGCCACATTTAAAAGCCTTCGCCCGGAATGATGTGCAACGATGACGTAAGCGCCGTGTCGCACACATAGGCGATGTGCGTGTGGTCCTGCGGTTTGCTGATGCTGACCTGCGAGCTTGGCAGCACAATGTAATCCGTGCCCGCAACTGCGGTTAAGCCTGTCAGGCCGGTGCGAACGTAAACACTATTCCCGCCCGTATTTGTGACCACGATGGACTTGGAGCCGAAGCCTATAGCCGTGCTGCCTGACGTTGCCGTCACGCTGGCCACCGATACGCCAGAGCCATAGGCGGGGCCAAATGTCTGCTCAATCATTGTGTTACCCCTTGGAGCCAGCTCTGATACTTCGGATGTTCAAGCGCAACGAGCCTGTCAAGCTGCTCATGGCTCATTGGGATTTGCCCGATCAGCATGTTCCGAAGCGAAGCGAACTCAGACAGGATGCGCGCCTTCAACGCCGCGTGATCTTCGTCCGGATAAGCTTCCAGCAGGGCCTCGGCAGGCGGATCGTTGGACAGCTCAAGCACTGGCGTTGCAAGTGCTGCCTCAAGTTCAGCAATGCGTGCGCGCAGGGCGTCATTCTCGGCGGCCAGCGGGTCAACAAATGGCGTTGCATCAACCAGCTTGCCAGACGTCACCGCGTCCCAATGCGCCTTATAGGCATCGCCATAGCGCGCCGGCTCGTTTGGAATGTCCAGCCGATCGCCACGGATCACGGCGCGAACAGCGATGCGCCAATCGCGCCATTCCGGCGAGATGGTCAGCCCTTCATCCGCCGCCTTGGCGTCGATGTGGTCAACTGCCTTGAGCGTGCGCCAGGCCAGGGCCTTTAGTTGCCCGTGTTCGTCTTCCGTCATCATGCCGGCACCACCGATCCAGAACCGTCCGCAATATACCAGGGCGATGCCGCAGCCGACCCGCTTGACACCATCAGGCGATTGTTCGTGGTGTCATAGACCACCTTGCCCGTGACCTTGTTGGTCGTGTTGACCGCATTGGCAACCGCCGCAATCGACGCCGCCGCAATCGACTGAAGCACCAGACCGCTTGTCATGGTCTGCTGCGCTGTGAAGGTCTGCGCCGTGGCGAGGAAGGCTTGCCCTGATGTGTTGGTGCTGCCGATCACATACCATGTTGAAGCGAGCGAATTGAACTTGAACCGCAGCGCGCCGTTCTGGCTGATGCCAACGGGAGCCCCGACAATCGTTGCGCCATTGCCCGACAGCGTCAGGGTCGTGACGGCTTGCGTCGAGAAGATCAGGATTTCCTGATTGTCCGCCACCGAGGACAGCAACGGGAACGTGATGGTCCCCGCCGCATAAGCCGCAAGCGGCGTCAGGATCAGCCATTGGTTGTCGGTGTTGCTCAGCAGCGAGACTGAAAACCCCGTCGCGACCGGCGCTGAATACTGCACCACGAACTCGCCAGCCGTGAAGGTAAGGTTTGCCTGCATGAACGCTTGCAGCGTCGTCAGCGACGTCTTGCGCGTGTCGCTGTTATTCGTGCGCCAGATCGGCAAGAGGTCGCCCGCCGTGAGCGTGTCAGAGGTTGAGAGTTGATTGATGTCAGTCATGGATCAGCTCTCAAAATCAAGCGTTGCATCAGGCCCGACCGTTAAACCACGATCCTCCTGCTGTAGGAACGGGTCGCCGTTAAAGCGCCAGTATTTCGTGCCCTGTCCAGCCGGGACTGAGTTGATGTCGATGAGGCGTTCGGGGATCGTCGATCGGCGGCTGAGGAGCGCCATGTAGGCCGATCGAGCGGACGCCTTGGTGTCGGGCGACACCGTCTTGCCCAGCATGGGCGCCAGGCGGATGGCAAGATTGTTTACAATCGCCTCGATTGCTTCGTCCGTGACGGTCGCGTCCTGATCCAGATCGCTGTCACCAGGATTGTCCGCAAGCGGGTAGCCGATGCGCAGGCCGCGGCTGTTCCACGTCGCCATCATGTTGTCGAGGCGGCGCAATCCGGCTTGCAGCTGTTCCGGCTGCAGGTCGAAAGCGTAGGACGCCAGCCCCACTTCCTCGAATGCGTTTTGCACGATCTCGCGCTTTGTCCAGCTCACGGTTGGGGCTCCGGATCAGGGGCAGGCTCTGGCGTCGGCTCTGGCGTAGGTTCCGGCGTCGGATCTGGTGTTGGTTCTGCCGCAGCAGCCTCGGCCGCTTCCTGCGCCTCGAGCGCCTCGATGATCTTGTTGGCCAGCGTCTTGTCAGACCAGCGCCTGTCAACCGTCAGGCCGATCTCAGCCGCCTTGGCCAGCATCTCGTCCCGCGTCGGCGGGGCGTTATCGACAGGCTCGGACACAACCGCGACACGCGCGGGCGCCGGGTTTAGAAACACCTCAACCGCTTCCGGTAGCGTGGCAAACCAGCCATCGGCCAGCGCCTTGTCGAAAGCTTCCTGATCAGTCACGCCAATGCTCTGGTATGTCGTGTATGGAGGCCCCCAGCGATCACCAGGGCAGCGATAAACGATGGTGGGGAAATCGGTCATTTGGCTTTCCGCTTTGCTTTCTTCGCCGTGCTTAGTGCGATGGCAATCGCCTGCTTTTGCGGCTTGCCGGCCTTCATCTCGGTTGAAATGTTCTTGGAAATTGTCTTGGGGCTGTAGCCCTTCTTCAGCGGCATTGATCTCTCCCAAGTAAATGGGGCGGCCTTGTGAGCCGCCCCACTGAGGTTAGGCCACGCGATACGAAACGAACGTGTTGGCCGCAGTCTTGCGGGTCCTCCAGCGTGCGGAGTTGCCGTAGATGCCACCCGTCGAGGCGTTTGCACTCTGAACAATCGGGTTGCCCACGATGGTATGAGTGGCGCCCGCCGTGACCGTGATCGTGTCAGCCGAGGCAGCCGACAGGTTGATCAGTGACCATTCGAAGTACTCGTTGGTGTCCCACGTCGCCGCAGCATCCAGAAGGGTGCCGGTTGGCAGGGTGTAAGCCTGCGTCGCGCCCGCTGTGTGCGTGCCGGTGATGATGCCGGTCAGCAGTTCGGCCGCCGTCAGGGTGACAGCAGTCGTCTTCGCGGTCGGATCCGGCTGGACGCCGTTATCCGTCCGCCACTGCTTCACGTTCGGGTCGGTGCCAACTTCGTATTGGGCCGACAGGCCGCCGCCAGCGTCGATGACAAGCGTGGCGCCACCCGTAAAGGTGCCGAACACGGTCTGACCGTTGATCACAGTGCCGATCAAGGTCGTGTTTTCCGGATAGTTGGCAAAGCCTGACGTCCGGTAGACGTTGACCAGGCCCTGCGATGCGACTGCAAGCTTTTGCGTTGCGGTCAGAGTGACGGAGACACGGCCGCCGCCGGTGAGAAAGGAACTCATGTGCGAATGCTCCGTTAGGTCTGGCTGAACATGATGATGCCGCTCATCATGGGCTGTTTGTTGACCACGCCGTAAAGCGTGTCGAGACGGTACTTCGTCCGCATCGTATTAATATCGTACTGCTTCTGCATAACCAGTTCGATGCCCTGATCAGTTGCCGCACGCATCACCGCCGCGCCGGCATCGGTCGGGACCGCATAGCGACCAGGCAAAAGCTCGATGCTGTCCCGGAACCAGAACGGGTTCATGAAGTTCGTCACGGTGTTGAGGAAGGTGATGGCCGCCGTGCCCGACGTCGCCGTCATGGTGCAATTCTGGTACTGGATTTCCGCGTCAGATGCGCCCTGCGCCGAGATGATCGGCGGGCTGATGACCAGCGTGGTCGAGGACGGCACGGAGATAACGCGGAACGTCATCGGCTGGCCGGTGTCCTGCTTGGTGATCAGGTGCACGCTGTTGCAGTTGGCGATCGTGAACGCATCGCCCGCCACCACGGAGGTTGTCGAAGATATCGTGATGGTCTGGTAGCGGTTATCAACGTTCGACGTCTCGCCGGTCGTGGCAACCGAAGTCGCCTTCGGAACCCAGTAGTTGCCAGCAGCTACAAGCGTGCTCATGGTCAGGCCAGCGCCGCCGGCCGCAGCCGTCTTGCGGTTGGCGTAGTCCAACTTGTAGGTGTCGAAGCTGGCAACGCGGCCGACGAAGCCCGCACGCAGCGCCTGATCCGAAATCCCGTTGCCGAAGCTGCGCGTTGACGCGGCAAGGTTCGACGCCATGCCGTTGTAATCGCGCGTGCTCAGGGCGAGATAGCGGTCCTCCATCTGCACGCCGCGTTCGTTCATGATGGCTTCGCAAAGTGCGACGTCATCAAAGCCCGCAGCCGCCGCAGAGCGCTTGACGAAAAGCGTACCCTGGTTGGCGGCCACAGACATAACGGACACGTTGATGTCCGACGCCAGCTTCTGCTTGGCAGCATCGCCGAGGCGACCTTCCTGCAGGGCGTCACGCAGTTCGGTGGCCGTCAGAACGAACGGAACCGAACGCTGGAACCCGATCGTCGCCGGGACAGACAGCTGCGTGTAGTCGTCAAAGTTGGTCGTCATGTCGGTGCCGGCATAGCTCGTCGCGATGTACGGCTGCGGCCTCCACATGATGTTGTTTGTGCGTTCCATCGTGGTCTGATCCGTATTGAATACAGCCACGTTGCGCGAGAGCACGAGAGCATCCTGAAACCCTTCAAGGATGTTCTCGAACGCGACGCGCTCTTCTTTGCTAAATCCGTTAGGCATTGTTCCTTGTCCTTGTTAACCGCGCTTCTGCTGGCGTTTATAGGCCATGACCTTCGAGAGGTCGCCCGTCTTCGCCGCTTCTTCGCGCAGTCGTTCCAATGTGTTATCGACGCTGCCAGACTTCGGAGCGTTGCCGCTCGGGATCTGTTCTGGCGCCGCCGATGGCTTGCGTTGGGTAACTTTCAAACTCGCCTCCAGCCTTCCAATTGCCGCAGCAAATGCGACCGGGTTACTGATGGCGGCCAGTTCAGCCGCCTTCTTCGGGTTCTTTCCTAGCGCATAGATCAACAGTGCAGGCTTTTCCGCGCCGTCG